GGTGGTACAGGTAACGTATATGGATCAGGTGCTAATGGAAATACAAGATTAAAAATGTATGATGAAATAGATGTTTCTTCAATCCAAGGATTAGAAGGAGCTTATTATACAGCATCATTAAACCTATTACAAAATACTGATGAATATGATTTTGAAATATTAGCTATACCAGGTGTAACAATTCAAAATGGACCCGCTGCTACAAATGCAGCAATTGATTGTGTTACACAAAGAGGTGATGCTATTGCTGTAATTGATACAAGAGATTATGGTTCAACATTAAACCAAGTAGTAACTAATGCAGCATCTGTTGATTCAAGTTATACTGCTACTTATTGGCCTTGGGTTCAAGTATTAGGAACTGAAACTGGTAAACTAGTTTGGGCACCAGCTTCAACAGTAATACCAGGAGTTTACGCTACAAACGATAGAATAGGTGCTGAATGGTTCGCTCCAGCAGGATTTAATAGAGGTGGCGTAGGTGGTGTAATTACAACAGAAAGAAAATTATCTCCAGCAGATAGAGATAAACTATATTTAGGAAAAGTTAACCCAATAGCTCAATTCCCAGGAAATGGAACAGTAGTATTTGGTCAGAAAACATTACAAACAGCAGCTACTGCTTTAGATAGAGTAAATGTTAGAAGATTATTAATAGAATTAAAAAGAGTAATTGGTAACATTGGAAATACATTATTATTTGAACAAAATACAGCTGCAACAAGAAACAGATTCTTAAACCAAGTAAATCCATACTTAGAATCAGTACAACAAAGACAAGGATTGTATGCTTATAGAGTAGTAATGGACGATACAAATAACACAGCTGATGTTATTGATAGAAACCAAATGGTAGGACAAATATTTATTCAACCAACTAAAACAGCTGAATACATTGTACTAGACTTCAACGTAACACCTACGGGAGTTGAATTCTAAAAATTTAAAAAGGCAATATTTATAATAAATAATAGAAAATGGCAGTATTAGACCCTAACGAAATAATGTTCACCGCTTTTGAACCAAAAGTTCAAAATAGATTTATACTTTACGTTGATGGTGTACCAGCGTATTTAATTAAAAATGCTACAGCACCAGGATTTGAAGCAGGTGAAATAATTCTAGATCACCTGAATGTGTATAGAAAAGTAAAAGGAAAAGTTAGATGGAACGATATGACTTTAGGTCTATACGATCCTGTAACTCCATCAGGAGCTCAAGCTATAATGGAATGGGCTAGATTAGCACACGAAAGTGTAACTGGTAGAGATGGATATTCAGATTTCTATAAAAAAGATTTAACATTAGATATATTAGGTCCAGTAGGAGACGTAGTAAGCGAATGGGTTATCAAAGGAGCTTACGTTAAAACTGCTACATTTGGTGAGTATGATTGGTCAGCTGAAGCAGCTGTCAACTTAGATATCACTATAGCTATGGATTACTGTATCTTAAACTTTTAATTACCCAACCCTCCATACCTTTGAGAATGGTGCTTTATTTAAGCACCATTTTTCTTTTTTATATATTTATATCCGTAAAAATTAAGTTATTTAAAGTATGGAAGAAAACGTTACAGAATCAAAATTTAAATTCCCAACTGAAGTTGTTGAATTACCATCTAAAGGATTAATCTATCCCAAGGATAATCCATTATCTTCTGGTAAAATAGAAATGAAATATATGACTGCCAAAGAAGAAGATATTTTAACTAATACTAACTACATTACTAAAGGTATAGTATTAGATAAATTACTAGAATCATTAATAGTATCTAAAGTAAACTATAATGATATAATTACTGGTGATAAAAATGCATTATTAATAGCGGCTAGAGTATTAGGTTATGGTAAAGATTATGAATTTACTTATGGAGGTGAAACACTATCAGTTGATCTAACCACATTAGAAGATAAAAATTTAAATCCTAAAAATTTAATAGAAGAAGGTATAAATGAATTTGAATTTAGTTTACCAAGCTCCAAAACAACAATTACTTTTAAATTATTAACCCATGGTGATGAAAAATCTATAGATAGAGAACTTGAAGGATTAAAGAAAATTAGAAAAGATATAGTTCCTGAAGCAACCACTAGATTAAAATACATGATCACTTCAGTAGATGGTGATAGAGAAAAGAAAACAATTAGAGAATTTGTAGATACCTATTTATTAGCTAGAGATGCTAGAGCATTACGTGAAGAAATCCGTAGAGTTTCACCTGATGTTGAACTTAAATACTATGGAGATGATGTAGAGGAGGCCATCAATATTCCTATAGATATTACCTTTTTTTGGCCTGACGCCAACATATAGATCGAATTTATTTAGTCAAATTCACGAAATAGTATTTCATGGACAAGGTGGTTATGATTTTCATACTATCTATACCATGCCTATTTGGCTTCGAAACTTTACTTATAAAAAACTAGAAGAACATTATAAAAAACAAGAAGAAGCCCAAAATAAATCAACAAATACATTAAAAAACGATTCAAAAATACATAGACCAGATATAAATCCATCTAATGTTTATAATAGTTCAATGCCTACTAAAAAGTAGGCATTTTTTATATTTATATATGATAAAATATACTTAAATGGCATCACAAGCAGAATTAAATAGAGCCAAAGAACTTTTAAAAATTAATAAAGAACTTTCTAATCTTAGAAAAGGAGACGTAAATATTTCATTTTCTGCTACTGAATCTTTAAAAGAACTTTATGGTATAAGATCAAGAAATTCCGAAGCAGAAAGGGAATCATTAAAAAATGCTAGAGCAGTAAATGATGCTTTATTAAACCAATCTAAAACTTATTCAAGTATTAACCAACTTCAAAGAGAAGTAGTTAAAAATCAAAATATTTTAAATAGATCACAAGAAACTCAAATTAGTATTGAAAAACAACTTGGAGAAGTAAGAGTTAAAAAAGTTAATGACTTAATAGAGAAACAAAAGGGGTTTCTACTTCAAGAAAAAAATATTACTAAATTAAGATCAGATAGATTTAAATTAAGAGGAAAAGAATTAGAAGATAATAAAATTGCAACTAATACATTAAAAGGACAGCTTGCCCTTGAACAAAATAAATTTGATACTCGAGTTAAATTTTTATCAGCTACAGAAAAAGAATTACTTTTCTCTAAAACAGCTAGTGAAGAATTAAAAGCTAGTAACGATTTAAGAACTAAAGCATTAAGTCAAGTAAATAGTGCAGCTCAGTTTTTACAATTATTAAGTCAAATTCCAGGTTTTGGATCAGTTGCTACACAGGCCTTAGAAAGATTAACTGATAAAGCACAAGAAGCTATTGATAATCAAGATGAATCGTTTAATAAAAGAAAAGCAGCACTCGAATCATTCTCAGAATCACTTGGTGCTATTACAAGCTCAATTAATATACAACTAGGTGTACTTGCATTAATTGTAACTCAATTTAGTAGATTAAATACCCAAGCAGTTGAATTTAGAAGATTAACAGGAGAATCTATTCAAGGATTTAACAAAAATTTAGCCGATGGTGCTTTAGTTAGTATTATAGATAGATTTGAAACAATAAATCAATTAACACAACAATTTGGATTTAATGCTCAAAGAGCCTTTAGTAATGATACTATACAAGAAGCCACTGAATTAAGAGAACTAATGGGCCTTTCGGCTCAAGCTTCAGGAAGATTTGCCTTTTTTACTGAAGCCACAGGTGATAATTTATTAAGAGCTGCTACAAATGCCTTTGAGGGAGTTGATGCTGCTTTTTCACAAAGAGAACTATTTGAACAAGTAGGTGCCATTTCAGATTCAATTGCCATAACATTTAATGGTAATTTAGAAGCAATGGTAAGTACTGCTAATGCAGCTAAAAGATTAGGATTAAACCTCGAACAAGTAGATCAAATAGCCTCTGGATTATTAGATATTGAAACCTCCATTGCTAATGAATTTGAAGCTGAAGTTATCTCTGGAAAACAACTAAATTTAGAGAGAGCAAGATTTTTTGCTTTAACAAATGATTTAGAGGGTGTAACAGAAGAAATAGGAAAAAATCAAGAGGTAATAAATACTTTTGCTACTGGTACAAGAATAGAACAAGAAGCAATTGCTGGTGCTCTAAATTTATCTAGAGATGATCTATCTAGAATGATATTTGATCAAGCCATTATAAACGGTATGACAGCAGAAGAAGCTGGTGTAAGAGCAGGAATGACACTTGAAGATGCTAAAAGATTATCACTACAAGATCAAATAGCTAAATCTATAGAAAAAATAACAATAGCAGGTGCTGGACTATTAACAATAATTGCAAATATAGTTGATAATACAGCTGCATTTGGTGCAATTTTAGGAGGTATAGCAGGTTTAAGTTTAATGAGAATAATTACTCAAATAGGACAATTAGCCCTAGTAACAGGTATTGCTGGAGGCCCCGGTGCAATTGCTGCTATGCTTGTAGGAGGTGCAATATTAGGAGCTGTTATTAATAGTGCAGTATCAAAAGCAAAAACTGCAGGTGATGCAATTATCCCTGCAGGTAGAGGACCTATTATATCAACTAGAGAAGGTGGATTAATACAAGGAACAGCAAATGATGATGTTATAATGGCACCTGGTATAGCTAGAGGAGGAAGAAATGCTGGATTATCACAAGCTGATGTAGCAGCTATCGCAAAAGCAGTAAGAGACGGAGCATCACAAGCACAAATTAATTTAGATGGTGGTAGAGTATCAAATAGATTACAACCATCACTAGCGGTTAATACAAGAAGATATTCAATATAAAATATTTATTATAAATAAAAATAACTAATTATGGCAATTTTAGGAACACAAGTAACATCTACATTAAGTACAAAAGGTGAAACACAAAATAATTTAGATAAATTACAACAGTCTACAGCACCTATTGATTCTTTAAAGACATCAGATTTAGATTTAAATGGTAAAACACCTGAAAAATACGTAGATAACTTACCAAAATAATGTTAAGAGACCTAACATCTAATCTTACCGACTTAAGGTATGATAAAGATATTAGAGGTGGGGGATATTCAGGACAACCTTTTATAAAAAGAAGTGCTCCTGAAACTAGAGACCAGCTAAATTCTTTATCAACGGAAGCTCTTAGTTTGGATTACCCAATTCGTGGTGGTTCATATGAGGAACTTGCTGCTAGGGAAGATTTTGCTAGGATTGATAGATTTTTATTGTCTTATCCTCAAGGTAAAGCATTTTTAGATAAACAAAAAGGATTAATGTTCTCTAATCCTAAAATGGAGACAGGACAATCAGGTGGATTTGCTAACACTAGAGCATATAGTGATGGAAGAAATTTAATGACACAGATTGCTGAAGGGGGAACAGGTTTTCATCATCCAAATGCAGGAACAACAATTCAAGATTTAGAATTTAAACAAAATAAATATGAGTATATTGTTTCTCATAAATCAAAAGAACAAAACAGGTTAGTTAGTTTAACTACTTTTAAAATTGATAATAAAGTTAGTAGTGATAGTCCTTTTGCTAATACTATAGCATCCAATTTAGGAATTAATACATTTGATGATGGTGAATTATTTTTCTATACAGGAGGACCAGGTTCAGTTTACGGATTAGGAAATACAATAATTCAAAGAGCTACAGATTATTTAGGTGCCCCTATTAACACACAAAATGCCCCAACATTTATAGGGCCTAATTTTAGAAATGATGTATATGGTAATGAAGTTCAAGCTAGGCCAATAACAGAAATTAATTTTTCTAACTTATTAGGTTTATCCCCAACATTTAATATTACAGATATAGAAAATAATATTGAAGGGGGAGCTATAGGAAATTTATCCCAACAAAATTCTCCTGATTACATTAGAGCAGAAAAAAACCCTAATCAAGATATTATATTATTTAATAACTTTATGGGTTATGATACAATTAGAAGGCAACTACAATCACTACCAGGAACTTTAGGAGTTAAAGATTTTAGAAATGAAGTTATTGATCCAAATAGTGTAGCTAAAAGTGATTATAAAAATAATAACATTGCTACTAGAGTAAATATAGGGAATCCTGGAGCTCGACCAGCTAATCAAAGAACTAATATTAATAGTGTATTTGCAAGTGGACAAGATCAAATTAATTTATCTGACATTGAACCTAGAAATGATAATAATGGTACTAGTGGTTTTCCTAAAGATTTAATAAAATTTGCTTTTGAAACTATAAATAATGATGATAATAATTTTACTACTGCAACATTTTTTAGAGCATTTTTAACAGGATATAATGATAACCATAATGCTGAATGGGCAGCAAGTCGTTACACAGGTAGAGGAGAAAACTTTTATACATATCAAGGATTTGATAGAACAGTTAATTTTAATTTTAAAATAGCCGCTCAATCAAAACAAGAAATGAGATTTCTATATAGAAAATTAAATTATTTGATATCTACTTTATATCCAGATTATAATTCAGCTGGGTTTATGAGAGGAAATATTACAAAATTAACTATAGGTGATTTATTTGTTAGAACACCTGGTATATTAGAATCATTACAATTAAATGTTGATGATCAATATGCTTGGGAAATAGCAATGGGTAGTGAAAGTAATGATATGTTAGAAACACCACAAATAATGGATGTAGCAGTACAATTTAAACCAATACTTGATACTCTACCTAGAACAGGTATAGATTCACCTATACTACTAACTAATCCAAGAAATAAATACTTTACACCATCTCTAGCTTCAGCAATTACTCCTAGAGGATTATTTCAACCAGCAGTAGTAACTCCAACAGTTGCCTCAGTTGAAGGAGAAACAGGAATATTTGCAGAAACAAATTTAGATGCTTTAACCGCAAGAGATTTTTTAATTGATTAATGGCAAGAAGATACGAAAATATAGGAACATACACTACAAAGGATGGTAAAGTAATTTACTTACCAACTAAATATCCTTCTGTTGCTACTTCAAATGATGATTATTATATTATTGTTAGAGAACAAGATAGATTAGATTTAATAGCAACTGATTTTTATGGAGATTCTACATTATGGTGGGTAATTGCTATGGCAAATGATTTACCTGGTGATTCATTATTTCCAACACCTGGTTTTCAATTAAGAATACCTGGTAATTTAAGTAACGCTATTCAAGAGTTTAACGATTTAAATTCATAAAAATGTTATGGCTACGGAAAAAAAATCCAACTTTAAAAACATTGTAGGTTCAGGATTCCCCGATTATATTAATACCCAAATAAGAAAAAGGGGTGAAACTCTTTTTAATAAAAATAGGGATAATAAAACTTTACAATTTTTAACTAATAGAAATATTTTCTTTAGATTAAGTTCTAGTGTTAATATAGGAGATTCTTCTGCTTTAGCTAGAAATAATGTTTTACAAGGAGGAACTTTAAGTGCTAATCAAAATATAAGAGGAGGATTTAGTGAAACTTATAAGAAAGGTACAGACGATGATTTAGGTTTTAAACCCATGCCTGGTATTACCAATGTATCAATTGGTACAGGAGGTAAATGGCAAACTTTAATGCAAGCAGATATAGAATTTGTTTGTTATGATTTAGGACAATTAGATACAATGACTAAACTTTACATGAGTTTAGGATGTAGTGTATTTTTAGAATGGGGGCATTCAAACTATATTAAAAATGATGGTACTTTTGAATCAAACCCATCCCTTATTAATTTTTTTGGAATAAATGATAGAGATGAATTATTAAAACAAGCTACAATTAAAAGAAAAAATACAGAAGGTAATTATGAATGTTTATTAGGTAAAGTTTATAATTTTGATTGGACAGCTAATAATGATGGTTCTTATAATTGTAAAATCCAAGTAATGGGTTCTGGTGGTATAGTAGAATCTTTAAAGATTAATACGGCAGGTGCTACTAATTTTGATATTTTTACAGACGAAACAGATGAATCTTATGGAAATTATACTTCCTACTTAGAGAGTGTACTATCAGGGATTAAAAGTTTTGTTACAAAAGCTTCTGATTTAATAAAAGTAGAAAAAAGACAAGGAAAGGTTAGTACTCAATTTATAGAAGTTGGATTAGATAATGCTGTATATATTTTAAATAAAGATTTAAGAAAAACCTATAGAGGGTATTTAAATGAATTATTCGAAAAAACTAAATATAAAGGTCCTAAGTTTGTTGGAGATAATATACAAAGTGAAAATATAAATGTTAAAAAAGGAAATGCTCATCAATTTATTTCTGGTTATGATACTGAAATACCTGATATTAGTAGTAATTTATATAAAGCTTATACATCTGATTC